ATTTAAATCACCGAATGATTCAGTCGCATTATATGTAGAACTTAAACCAGTTATTTGATCTAATTTACCCTGACCAGGATATTCAATAAACTTGTCGACATTATCAACAACATTTGATAATCCACCCGCTGCTATTTCTGAAAAATCTACTGCCATAAGTCTCCTATGGGTTTAAATCAATACGCGGAGCAATAGTTGTATTATTGCCACCTGAAGTTTGGTCGAATGTTCCACCAATATTTCTATCAACTTTACCATCAACCTGTTCTATAAAGTCACCTTTAATATGTCTATGATAATTCCCATCAATTTGCTCATTCAATGCACCTTTAGTATATAGATTAACATTACCATCAACTGTGATAGTAACATCTCCCTTAACATGAAGTGATTCATTGCCGTATGTTATTTCATACTTATCTTTTACAATTTTTTCAACAATACTTCCATCAGGATGTATTTCTTTAAATGTACCTGTCTTATGATACCTATGCCATCTTTCAGACCCTGCAGTATCATCAAATTCTTCAATATGTCCTGATTCAGTTTCCTTTACATGATTATATGGATATTCTGCCTTATATGGAATTTCAGGTTCAGTCCATTGACCTTCGCCATTATCACCATCTCTACCTAAACCAATAGGAATATCTTTATCATCTAATCTTTTATCCTTTTTAGTCTGGACAATTGTTTCTTCAATTTTAGTCGCTGTGGCTACGTGATCAGCAGGATTAATCCAATCACCCTCACCACGAGCCAAACGATTAACGTCAGGTTCATTAATATAATCTTCTTTAGGATATGTACCATTAGGATCATTAAAACCTAAATCTGGTTTAGCAACCTCTTTAGGAATACCACCAGTAGTTCCCATAATTACAGGGTCCTGACAACTCTTGCCATCTCTAAAGAATCCCATAACCCAAGTGCCTTCAACAACACCTAATGGGGATTGACCAATACCATTCATATTACCTGAAGTAATTGGCATTAATGGATATGCCCACATTAAATTTTCTGTTGGAATATCAGCTTTAGTGTCTGTATGTAAGGCATGTATTCTTACTTTCACACGACCTAATTTAGATGGGTCTTTACGATCCTCAACTACACCCCAAAACCAAATAAATCCATCCATTCCTTGAAACATAATTACCTCGTCGCAAATTCTGATAATGTAGAATCAGATCTAATCTCTAAATTAACTGTATAGTCAGATCCATTTAAGTTATGAGTAATACCAGTAACTAAATGTTTACCTGAATTCAACATATCTCTTTCCATATTTTTATTACTTTCTGTATCCCTCATTGATGGAATATTTAAATCAACAATTGATCCAATATATTGAGCAGTACTGCCTGGCACAGTCACAATAGTTGTATTATTAGACAATGCGGATAATAATTGTTTTCTAATTAATCTATTTTGGTGTTTACCCTGATATATAGTTTCATAATCATTACCAATAAAACTATAATCTGCCATAGGGGAAGATAAATTATCATAATAATCAGTATCGCCAAACATTAAACCACCAGAATCATCAACATCTGTAATATCTTCCCATTGCATACCTCTAGAATTAGCTCTAGGATGTGATACTGATGGTAAATGTGGGAGATTCCAATACTTACCACTATCTAATATTGTATGTTCCTTCTCTGTTTTCTTATCGATAAGCGAATATGTCATCCTCTGTTGACCATAATAGCCATCTTTAGTTGATTGGATTGTATCAAACAATCTTGGATATTTAATATCCTCAATAATATTTTTAGTTGATACATCATAATTTTCTCTATAAGAAACATAATTTAAGGTTTGATTAATTTTCCCTTTCATTAAAGATCTAATCGTACGCCAATTCCAACCATCTCTATCTTCATATAATACAAAATCATTATAATCATTCATGGTACCAACACTATTTTCATTCATCCATTGAATAGCCTTAAATGGACTCCAATATGGGATAATAAATCTAGGGGAAGAAATACATGATTCTACATTTATCTCTGATTCAGATATATTCGACCAAATATCTTCAACAATTTCATCTGAAGTCTTTTCTTTATATGCCTTACTTAATTTAATATTATTATTAATTTCTACTTCTGGGGAAATAAAATGAATATTATATGTTCTTGATTTACCTCGATGTTGCTTACCCTGATCAATTCTAAATATATTAAATGTTTTCTTATATGTAGGATTAGCTTCTTCTAAATAAGTTGTATGAAATTCAAGCTCTAATCTTTCCTCACCAAACATAGGGAGCATTTCAATTAAGCCCATATCATCCATCATAGAAACAACACCACGAGTACCCATACTAAAGATATTTTCTTTAATAGTAATGTTCTGCATTGCACTAGATATATCTGTGCGTTGACCCCACGCATTAATAATGGCTAAAGATTTTAAAGTATAAGACTTTTCAGACTTCATTTAATTGTTGCCTCATATTCTTCAATAAAGTCATCAATGAAACTAGGGTCTAATACATAAATTTCTCGTTTCTTCTCATTTTCATTTATTTCATGATTAATATTAGAAACAGAGGTTAATAGATATGTTGTTGGATCATTTGATCTATCATCCCAAACAATATTATCTTCATCATCAACATAGTGATGTATATTATCTAGGTTACCTACCCCATATTTCTCTTCAGCCAATCTATAGACTTCATTCTCTGTTAATAACCAATCAAAATGAGGATCAACAACATCATTAAATAATAGTAATACCCAATGCTTATCAACATCACCATAAAGTTCGTATGATAATAATTCCGGAGTATCATGATCTGTTAAGATTCGTTTATAAAGATATGATAATTGTTCTTTATTTGTTATTGAATTTCTACGAAAAATATCTCTAATAGTATATTCGTCATATGTTAATTTTGGGTGGATTTTAAATAGATTTTTGCTCATTAGTATCCTGCCTCAATTTTATCTTTAGTAAGAATTTCCATTTCCTGGAATGATACAGTTAAATCAACCTGTGTTGATATACCATTTTTAAATGAACGCCATACACCTGCAGGGGAATAATTACATGTAACATCTGTGCACACCGCAGGACCAAATCTAAATAAATTTTCGTTAACCCCACCTTCCGCATTAATAAAATTAATATCAAATAAAGCCGGTGTTTTTAAAATAAATTTGTCTGCCATTGTACCAAGTTTTGAAATAACATCTGATCCATCATCAACAACATCCTTTGCAAACTTCTCTAGTCCAGATCCTGTGCCCTTATCGCCTTCCGCAACAGATTCTGGTTCGGCCTTTTTACTCTTCAACCCCAACTTTTTAGCAAAACCTTTACCGATATTACCATATTCTGGGTGTGTATAATACTTAAATGCGTCTAATATATTCATTACCTCAATAGCTTCTGGTTCATTTCTTGGAGTAAAATTAAATGTAAAGCTCTGTGTTCTTAAATCGGGGGATATATAACTAACACCGAGGAATGGATTAACGGCATAACCACTTTCAGCAACTAGGTTAGCACCCCATGCCAATTTAGCCATACCTTGAGCAAATTGAGCACCTTTTGTTGCTAGCATATCAAGGCCGGCACCAGTGACAGTATTTTTATTGGCCATTGAACCATATTCAGCCATCATACCATCTGTTTTATCCCAATTTTGTGAATATGACATACTAATCCCACCCGGATTATATAATGTGATAGAACCTATAGTTTTTCTACCCTTTCTAGCACTAGTTGCTTCGGCTTTATCAGGATTATGGCGAGCACTCTTCTTTTGTTCATATAATTCAATGAATCTAAAATTAATGAAATGATTTAATCCATCTTCTTTTTGGTGTGGATAATTATACTGGAATGCCCCACTCGGTTGTTCTTTAGAGCTTTCATTGAAATCCGAAGACTTCATAGTAATATTTGAATTTGAGGATATCGCCATTATTTTACCTATAAATATTATGGTTATTATGTATTATTATTTATCTAATGTCTAAATTTATTCAAGGGAGATGGCAACCTCTTAATGAAAAGAAATATAGAGGGGATAGCCACAATATTATTTATCGGTCTTCATGGGAACGAATTGCTTTCAATTGGTTGGATAAATCACCTGATATAACGGAATGGAACTCAGAAGAGGTTGTAGTACCGTACAGGTCGCCGATAGACGGAAGAATGCACAGATACTTCGTAGACCTATGGCTTAAAAAGAAAGATGGCTCTATATTCTTGGCCGAAATTAAACCACTTGCTCAAACACAACCACCAACACCACCTAAATCAGGGAGAAAAACTAAACGATATGCTAATGAAGTGGCAACATATTTAGTTAATGAGGCTAAATGGAAGGCCGCAATGCAATACTGTAAAAAGAAGGGTTGGAAGTTTATTATCCTCACAGAAAAGACATTGAAAAGATGATAAATATAATATATGGCTATTAAAAAAGGTACAATTTCAACAGGGACTGACGGTAATAAATATCGTTGGTTAGGGGCTCAATGGGGAAGAGTAACTAAATCGGGTAAAACCGGTAAAATGGCCAAGAAATCTATTGCTTCTGGTTTAACAAGAAAAGCAAATAAATTAAGTAATCTTAAAACTAAAAAGATTGCAAGAAAGACTAATAAAGGTAAGGCTAAATCTTCTGTTCAATGGTTTAAAGATACTATTGAGAAGAGTTTGGACAAATATAGATCAGTATCTAAACCAAAGGTTGGTGGTATGTATACATTTGTATATGATGCTAAATTTAAAAAGACCTTACCGTGGTGGGATAAACACCCATTAGTTATATTATTAGGTCCGGCAAAGGGTGGATTCCTAGGTCTTAATTTACATTATTTATCACCCGCAGAACGAGATAAATTCTTTACTGCGATGTTAAAATTTACTGGTAAAAAGGATCCGGATCTATTAACAGAAAAAGATTTATTTGATATAGACTGGGGTAAGGTTAAAAAGATACCAATGATTGAAAAGACTGTTCATCATTATCTTTATCCGCATGTTAAAACTAAAATTTTAGAAGTATCACCGACAGAGTGGGAAAATTCAATATATCTTCCTACAGCATCATTCCAAGGTGCTAGTCAGAAACAAGTTTGGAGTAATTAATGAGTGACGTATATAACAGAGCCGTAGATCGAAATTTACCTAAGGATACTATTGATGCCTATAAAGCAAATTTATTAAAGAATGATATTGCTCGCACCAATCTTTTCCTATGGAAATTAAATACACTCCCTAAAACATTATCATTTGAAGATGAGGATAATCCAAATCCATATGAACCATTATTGGGTGATTTAGAAGTATTTGTTAAATCAACATCATTCTCAGGTATGAATGTTACACAATGGGATCGTAATACAGAAGGCTTTACTCGTAAAATTGGTATTGATACCGGATATTCATCTGATATGCAGGTGGAATTTTATGATAGCCCTGATCTTAAAATATATATGATGTTTGAAAATTGGTTACAGAGTGTATTACCAAAAGCAGATATATTAGAATATTATGATAATTATATTGGTAATGCTACTATCCACCAATTAGACAGAAATTTAAAAGCAACCAGACAATTCACATTTAATGAAATGTATCCAAATGCTGTAAGTCCTATTATGTACTCAGCAATGGGTGCTATAATGACTTTCACTGTTAACTTTACATTCAGAACATGGAGTAGTGAATTAATTGGTGATGAAAAACCTAAAAAGGAAGGTCCTGTAGGTGATTTTTATGAAAAAGGACATCCCCTTAGACCAGATATTGGATTTGCATAGATAAATAAAATAATATATTATTGGAGAAAATGAAATGAGTTTACCTGTTATTGACCAACCTACTTTTAACCTAAATATTCCTTCATCAAATAAACGCATTAAGTATAGGGCGTTTACTGTAAAGGAAGAAAAAATTCTGCTTTTAGCATTAGAAACAGAAGAACAAGAGGCTATGGTAGATGCCATTAAGCAAATTATTAATAATTGCACATTTGGCAAAATTAAAGATATTGATGAATTACCTTATTTTGATATTGAATATATCTTCATTCAACTTAGGAAGAAATCAATATCGGATGTAGTACATGCTAAGAGAAATTGTGAAGAATGTGATTTTGAATTAGATATTGATATTAATCTAGATTCAGTTAAAATCGATAATTTGGATAAAAAGGCCAATATTATTGAAGTTAATGAAACGATTGGTATTGAATTATCTTATCCTACTATGGCTAAGATGAATAATTTAATTGATTCATCATCAGATTTTGATAAGATGTTTGAGTTGATTGCCGCATTAATTGTTACTATATATGAGGGTGAGACAATTTATAAGGCAAATGATTATAGTATAAAAGAGAAAATGGAATTTTTGGAGAGTTTGGGTGAAGGCACTTTCTCTAAAATACAAGAATTCTTAACAAATATGCCTACTGTATATGCAGAACTTGATATAGAGTGTCCGCAATGTAAGCATAAAAATAATATTAGACTGGAAGGATTATATAATTTTTTCGTCTAAGTTTCGATTATGATTTGAAGACTCTGCTCGAAACTAATTTTGCTATGATGCAACATCATAATTATAGTCTTCATGAAATAGAAAATATGGTACCTTGGGAAAGGCATGTATATGT